CACCACCATCATCCGCACCTGCTCATCAACGCCGAGTGATGCGAGCAGCGTGACGGCGGCGTGACGCAGCTCGTGGAAGGTGCGCCGCGGGATGCCTGCCGCCTGGACGTGCTGCCGCCATTGCCTTCCGAGCGATTCACGCCGGACGCCGACGACGTACTGCGACGCGTCCTGCAGGGTCCGCTGTTGGGCGAGCGCCGCGGCGACCAGGGGAATCAGCGGCAGGCTGCGGGTGGCGGCCGGCGTCTTGGTGGCCCGGTGGCCGACACCGGTGCCTGGGTGCTGACGCTGAATGGACACGGACGTTTCGGTGATATCGGCCCACTGAAGTCCTGCGACCTCGCCGGCGCGCAGGCCGTAGCAGCAGGCCAGGGTGACCGCGGCGACCAGCGGTGTGTGCTGGACACTCTGCAGGATGCGGCGGACTTCAGGTACGGTGAAGGGCCGCGGCTCGCGCTCGGGGATGCGTGGCGGCGGCACGCGGCGCAGTGGGTTGCGCGGGATGAGCTCGTCATCAACGGCATCGGCGAGGGCCATCGAGAGAATCGCGCGGGCCTTGACGACGGTGGATGGGGCATAGGCACGCACGCCGGGGGATTCGGGCGACAGCAGGTCGGCGAGGGCGCGGCGGCAGTGCTGGGGGGTGAGCTGGTCCAGTGGACAGGCGCCGAGGGTTGGGAGCCACATGGCGAGGGCGGCGTCATAGGTGAGGAGCGATGTGGGGCGCAGACGGTGACGGATGCCGGCGAGCCAGGCGGGCAGGTAATCACCCAGAGTGAGGGCCGGTGATGGTGGAGGCGTCTGCGGCTGGGCGAAGGCCGCCAGCAGCGTCTCAAGCGCCTGGGTAGCATCTCTGCGCGTGCGCCAGGCTTTGCTGGTGCGTTCGACGCCATGTGCGCGGATCACCCACTGCCGCGTTGCCTGTTTGTAAAAGACCTGGCCGGTGGCGGGGGAGCGGCGCGGCATGTGACACCTCAGTCAGACACCGCGGCGACCGGTGTGGGACGCTTCAGGTATGAGCGACCGTGACCGCGTGCTGGCGTCCCGCATCCTGCTCGGCTACCTACTCGCGTTCACGCTCGGCGTGCTCGTCGGCGTCTGGCTGGCGTAGATGGGTGCGGGCGACGAGGTGTTCGAGCGCATCGAGCACGTCGCCGGGGACATCCTTGAGCCGGTTGAGGCGGGGGGCGACATTTTCGGGCACGGTCAGCGTGACGGAGCCGTCCGGCGCCGGCCCGTTCATCAGGTAATCGACGGTCGTTCCGAGCGCGAGCGCAAGTTGATTGAGGCGACCGGCCTCCGGCTTATCGATGTCGCCGGACTCAACCTGCGAGAGCCACCCGCGCGAGATCTCCTGCGGTCCTTTGTGGGACGCCTGCACGGCGAGCTGGCCTTGCGTCCAGCCCAATTCCGCACGTAACCGCCGCACGCGGATGCCGATCTCAGGTGCCGCCACGCCCACCATACCTGCAAGTATACTTGCATTCTCAGCGAGCGGCTATGGCGGGGGGAAGGGGTGCGAGCTACTCGGTGTTGACGGTGCTTGCTTGATATGCAAGCATGCTTGCACTATGATTGATCTAGTGGATGTGTTGCGCGCCCGCCAGGTGGCCGAAGGCCAGAGCGACCTCGTGTTTGCCGCCCAGCTCGGGGTCAATCGGGAAACGTGGCGGCTGCAACGCACGGGGCAGACCCGACCCGGTCCGCGCACGCTCCAGGGCGTGATGCGGGCGTTCCCGGACCTTGCGCCGCTCGCCCTGGCCGTTTTGTTGTCGCTCGGTGCAAGCACGCGGGCAGCGGATGACAGCAAGCGGGCAGAGGTGGCAGGATGACCGTCACATGAACGAGCCGCTCTTGACCTACGACGAGGCCGCCGCCGTGCTCGGCATCGCGCCGCGCACGCTCTCCGCCTGGGTGGCACGCGGACGGCTGCCGGTGGTGGTGCTGTCGCACACGGTGCGCCGCATCCGCCGCAGTGACCTCGATGCCTTTGTGGCCGAACGGGTCCGCAGGGTATCGCAGGGGCGGCGCACGCCTGCACTACGCGCACCCACCGCCGCTCGGGAGTGGGTCTATACACCGCGATCAGCCTGAACGAACGAAGACCCCTCTCCGCTGCCACCACGCGACTGAGAGGGGTCCACGAAAGGAAAACCGTACGTTATGACCGTACCGCACACCACCACCGCCGTCCATACCTGCCCCGGTCACGCCGTCTGCGACGCGATGACCCGCGAGGGCGTGAGCCTGCACCAGCTCACGCAGTTGCGCGTGCTCCGCACCGAGTACGAACGCGCGGCAGCGAGTTTCACCCACCTGGACGAGTCCGTGCACAACGACCGCTACGATGGCCGGCCGCCAGCCACGCTCGTGCGGTTGCGTGATGTCGCCAACGGCCACTGCGATGACACCTGGCAGCGGTTGAAGCGCTACGAACGGGCCAATCCAGCGGTGGTGCGGGCGCTCGATGCGCTGGAGGTGAGCGGATGACGCCGCGACTGCCCGTCACATCCTGCCGTTCCTGCGGCCGGCCGATGGTGTGGGGCCGCACCCACACCGGTGCGCCCGTGCCGCTCGACCCCGACATCGTCGTCATCTACGACGCCGAGGGCGTGGTGCGACAGGGGCGCGTCACCCATTTCGCATCGTGCCCACACGCCGAGACCCATCGGCGCCGGACGGAGGCGGACCGATGACGCCGTACTACGACCACGCCGGCGTCACCATCTATCACGGCGATTGCCGCGACATCCTGCCCGGCCTGTCCGCCGACGCGCTCGTTACCGACCCGCCGTATGGCATCGGCTGGCCACGCGCCACGTGGGACGACGACCCCGCCGCCTATCCGGCGATGATCCGCTGGTTGGTCGCGGAAGCCGTGCGCGGCATCACGGGCTACTGTTTTGTGTTCCAAGCGATGCGCCGCTGCGCGGACTGGCACGACTGGTTTCCCGACGTCTGGCGCATCTTCGCCGCCTGCAAGAACTTTGCCCAGATTCGGCCGACCGGCGTCTGGCATAGCTGGGACCCGGTGATCTTCTGGACGAATGCGTCGAACGCCGCGCCGAACTCCGCCACGCTCAACCGCGACTATCACGTGGGCAATGTCGCTGGCGTGTTCGGCGAGCGGTCCGAACACCCCGCACCGCGTCCGCTCGACACGATGCGCCACATCGTCGCGTGTGCCGCGGGGGACGGCGAAACGGTGATCGACCCATTCATGGGCTCCGGGACCACGCTCCGCGCCGCCAAAGACCTCGGGCGGCGCGCGATTGGTATTGAGCTGAACGAACGCTATTGCGAGATCGCCGCCGATCGCCTCAGGCAAGAGGTGCTGCTATGACGCCACGTGATGAAGCCGACGCCGCCGAGGCCGTGTGGGAGTGGCTCGCCGCCGCGGCGCTGTGGCTGCTCGTGCCGGCGCTCGGCTGGCTGCTCGCCGCACTCGCCATGGCCCTGGTCAGCGGGCGGTTGCCATGAAGGAGTTCGCTATGACATCCCAGTCCCTCATCCCCGCTGATGCCGGCCTTGACCTGATGACGCTCGGCCAGGTGCTGGCCCAGTCCGGCTACTTCACCGATGCGAAGACCCAGGCCCAGGCCGTGACCAAGATTCTGTACGGCCAGGAGATGGGCATTTCCGCCATTGCGTCGCTGGTCGGTATTCACATCATCCAGGGCAAGCCGGCGCCCTCGGCCGGCCTGATCGCCTCCGTCATCCGCCGCAGCACTGCCTACGACTACCGCGTGCTCACCCACACCGATGACGAGTGCTCGATCGAGTTCGTCTACCGGGGCGAACGCGCCGGCGTCAGCACCTTCACGATGGCCGATGCCCGCCGCGCCGGGTTGCCCAGCACGAACAAGGTGTGGACCCAGTATCCCCGCAACCTGTTGTTCGCGCGGGCGATGTCCAATGGCGCGCGCTGGTACTGCGCCGACATCTTCGGCGGCGTGGTCTACACACCGGAGGAGCTCGGTGCGGTGGTGGACGGCGAGGGGCATGTCATCAGCGTGCCGAAGGCGGCGTCGGTGTCGGACCCGGCTGAGGAGATGCCGGACCCGGCCGAGCTCATCGGGCAGTCCGCGACCCAGGCGGCGCCGTGGTTGGCCAACGAACCGCCGGCCGTGAAGCTGCCGCACCCGGAGGCGGTCGCAACGGACGAGACCGTCACCGACCGTGACGGCAGTGACGCAGCGGTGTGGCTGGTGGGCGGTCTGCGCTGCATCACGCTGCCCAATCCGAAGGGCGGCCGTTTCCTGCTCGCCTTTGAGTCGTGCCCCGACCACGCGCCCCGGCAGTGGGTGCTTGGTCCGGACCAGGAGGCGTCCGCCTGGCGCCACAGCCTCGGGGCCGGCTCGCCGCCCTGCCGGCGCGTGGACGTGATGCCGCTCACCGCTGAGCACCGGCAGATGATCGCGGCCTTAGCCGGCGATGCCGGCATCAGCGACCAGCAATTGATTGAGCGCTGTCAGGACGAGTTCCGCCGCGGGCCTGGGCAGCTCTCGCTCGCCCAGGCCGACGAACTGGTGGCGGCGCTGTCGGAGACGGTCGCCGTGGTCGCCGCCTTCGACTAAGCCGTCACCGTGCCGAGCCGCCTGGGGAGGGGCTCGGCCGCCGGCTACGGCAGCGGATTCCGTTCCGGCCATCCGCTGTCGTGGCCGCCGTCAATCTTCCTCCGAGGGGTTGCTATGTCTGATGCCGTTCGCCGTTTCTCAGCCGAGTCGCCCTGCCCCGTGTGTGGCTCCCACCAGGACATGCCCCGTCATCAGGGCGTGCGCTGCTGGGGCTTTCTCAGTTCGGATGGGGTGTACGCGCACTGTACGCGGGCGGAACTGGCTGGCCGGCTGCCCCTGAACGGCGGCTCATCCGGCTACGCCCACCGGCTGCTCGGTCGCTGTCCATGCGGCCACGACCACGGCGCCGATGCCTTCGATGCGGCGATGCGCCAGGCCACCCGCGCATCGGCCCAGGCCGGCCGCACCTGGGCCAAACCGCGGAAGGCCGAGCGTCCGCACGGCACGATTGAGGCCATCTACGACTACGACGGCCACTATCAGGTCGTGCGGCTCAGGCTCCCCGATGGGTCAAAGACGTTCCGCCAGCGCCGGCCGGCCCCCGACCGTGATGGGGCGTGGATCTGGAACCTCGACGGCGTCGCGCCCCGCCTCTATCACCAGGACGAGATCGCCGCACTCCCACCCGGCTCCACCGTGATCGCGGCCGAGGGCGAGAAGGACGTCGACCGCTTCCGGTCACTCGGCTTCCATGCCACGTGTAACAGTGGTGGCGCCGGCAAGTGGCGGGCGGCGGCAGCCTCCGTGCTGCGCGGCCACCATGTGCTGGTCGTGCCCGACGAGGACGAGGCCGGCCGCCGCCACGCAGAGGCGGTCGCCCGCGCACTCGACGGCTCCGCGGCATCGGTCACGATCGTGCGACTCCCCGGACTCTCCGAGCGTGGCGACGCCTCCGACTGGTTTGATCAGGACTGGACCCCGCGCCACTTCACCGCGATCGCCGCCCTCGCGGCCCAGGCGCCACCCACCCCACATCCGGACTGCCGCTGCAGCGCGGACGACCCGCCCGACGTGTCGGCGCTCAAGGCCCTCAGCCGTACGACCCGCGCGCTGATCTACTCCGCCGCCTCCCCCAGTTTTAAAGTCGCCCAACTCGTGCTCGCCTACGAGGTGCACGCCCCCATACGCCGCGTGCCCTTCATCAGTCTCCCGGCCATCGCCCGCCGCGCGCACGTCTCCGAGTACACCCTGATCCGTGCCCGTGATGCGCGCATCACGGACGGGTCGCTCACCAAGACCACCCACTACCTCCCCGCCAATCCCTACACGGGTGAAGTCACCGACGGCCCGCGGCCCTACATCCGGATCGTTCCCACCCACCAGCGCCTCGCCGAGACGCTCCACGTCTTCGCCGAGTCCGTCCCTGACTGCCTGGTCAAAGCGAAGCGCAGCACGATTCGGAAGGCGCCGCCATCGAGCGTCCCCGTGCCCGACCTCACCGACCAGCCGCTGCCCTGCCCCCAGGACGGCGACGTCGACCTCACCGTCCGGTTGGAGTCCGTCCATGTCGCCCGCTGCGGCGAGTGCGGCCTCCCCCTGGCCGCCGTCACCCGCGATGGAACCGAACTCTACCCGGCCGGATTCCGCTTTTCGCAACTTGCGAAACAGGAAGATCGTTCCCTTCCGCTCCGTTTTCCCTCTTACGCAAGTTGCGAAAAGCGGCCCCCCTGCTGTGTCTGTGACCCGGATGCGCCGCTGTCGGTGGGCGACGTGTGCCTGCCCCATCTCGCTGATGCGCTGCAGGACGAGGCGGTGCCGGTGTGATCGATGCGCGATTCAGCGATGCATTGGAACAACGGGCCGCGCTGGTGGATTGGCTCACCGACAACCCGAACGGGCGCCGGTGGTTCCGTGATGTGATGGGAAACCTCAGCCCACATGACCGACCGGCGATGGATGCGAACACCGTAGAACAGTCATTCCGGTCAGCAACGCTGGCATCACTGATGCAGGGTGCCCCGTACTACTGGTCTGGTGTGCCGCTGACGCTCGTTCAGGATGCCGCGCCTGCGATCCCAGATTGGACGCTGTCTGAGGAGGTGATCCCAGACGCCTACGGATTCTTCTGGTTCGCGTCACCGCTGCCGTTACCGGATCACCCTGACCATGTCGCGCCGTTGCGCGCAGTGAGTTGGGCGAACGTCGTAGAGCAGGAGGGGCGCGCGTTCATGCCGTTTGGTGAGGGGTTGCGCGCATATGAAGGTGAGCGCCTGCGCTTTGTGTTCTATCTCGATGTTCGAGGTGCAGCGATCCCTGCGCCCTTCACGATGGCGGATTGGATCATCGGTGAGCCACTGTCACGGGTGATGGAACAGCTGCATGGCCAGGTTGCTGATTCCGTCAAAGCGGATCGCATGACGATGAAGCTCCGCTATGCGGCTGCGTGCTTCTCATTTATCCATCAGCGGATTGTGACCGCGGGGCGTGTCCGAGCGGACCGAGCGACCCGGCGACGGCTCGCCCTCACGCGTGATGACCCGGCTGAGGTGCGCGTGATCGAACTGCGCCGGCGCGCGTATGAGCGTGATCTGTCCGATGCGCGCCGCACGGTTGACTGGTCCTGCCGGTGGCTGGTACGCGGCCACTGGCGCCGCATTGAGAACGGCGCGCGCGTGACCTGGGTCGTGCCTCATGTGAAGGGCCCGGAGTCGAAGCCGCTGAAACGTCCGCGGGCGGATGTCTTCGCGGTGGTTCGGTGACCACCCCACTGCCCCTGTCCGAAAAGCAGTTCCAGGCCCAGGTCACCGCCCTCGCCCGCCTCGCCGGCTGGAAGGTCTTTCATACCTACGACAGCCGCCGCTCGCCGCACGGCTTCCCAGACCTGGTCCTGGTTCGCGCTCCACGCGTCATCTTCTGTGAGCTCAAATCCGCCGCCGGCCGCCCCACCCCCGCCCAGGTCGCCTGGCTCGCCGATTTGGCCCGCTGCCCTGGCGTCGAAACGTACCTGTGGAAGCCCGCTGACTGGGACGAACTCGCCGCATCCCTTACCCGGAGGTAAGCCATGACGCGCCGCCGCCCCGTCCCGCCCCGCACGCCACCACCACCCCCCCCGCACCGTCGTCTGTGCCCGCTGTGGTGCCCCCGTCGTCGGCGTGCGCCTGCGTACCGGCGTCGCCTATCAGTGCTGGCCGGCCTGTGGTGCCTCCTGGTTTGCCGGCACCGCCCCACCGCCCGCGCCACCGCGGCGGACGGACGTGCCCGACGAACCGGCCGGCTGGTGGGACCGATGACCTCCCGCATGCCGGCACCGACCCTCGCCGCCATCCACGCCGCCTACTGGCAGCCGCGGGCCCGGATGGGCATCACCCCGGGCGAGGACGCCGCCACCCTCAGGGCATCGACCTATGACGGCGCCCCAACGATGGCCGACGTCGCCGCCCAGTTCGGTGTGTCGCAGTCGGTCGTCTGGCGGGCCGTCCACGGCCGCTCCTATGACCGCACCCGCACCTATCCCCGAAGGAGCCGCCAGGAGGGGCTGAGACCGTCCGAACGTCAGGCCGTCGTCGCCGCCTACGCCGAGGGTGTGCCCGTCTGCGTGATCGCCGAAATCTTCCGTCTGTCGCGGACGCGGGTGTGGAGACTCGGGGCCGCCGCCGGCCTGCCACCACGCCGCGGGCGGCTCGGTGTCTCCCCGGGCATCACCGCCGCCACCTATCTCGCCCGCCTCCAGACGCAGGAGGTTCCATGATGCCGAACCTTCACGGTTCCCCGCGCCCCGCCGCCGCCCGCCCCTGGCGCTACATCTATCTCGGTGACCGGCTGACCGATGACGCGCTCCGGCGCGCCCCCTGTGACCCGGTCCGCCGCGCCGACGGCCGCACGGTGGTCGGCGCGGGCAAGCAGCTCGTGGTCTTTGCCGGCGGACGGCGGGCCGTCGTGCTCCGCCGCCGCCTCCGCCTGGCGGTGCGGTTCCCGGCCTGACCACCACCACCACCACGACCGCGTCCCGTTCCCGGAGGTTCTATGCACGCGTTGTCCGCCGCTCCGTCGCTCGCCCTGGCCGCCCTGCTCTGCCTCTCGGCCACCCACGCCACCACCACGCAGGCATCCGACCCCGACGGCATCGTCGCCCTGATTGCCGAGGAGGCCCACGCCTACGGCATCAGCCCATCGTGGTTGCTCGCCGTCGCCCTCTGCGAAACGGGAGGGACCTTACGCACGGATCTTGTTGGGAGGCAGGGTGAAATCGGCCTGTTTCAGTGGCACCCGTATGGACTCTGGCGGTCGGTGCCGATCTTTACGACGTGGGGGGATGTCTATGACGTGCGCCTCAACGTGCGCGGTGCCGCCTGGGCCTTCGCCCGCGGCTGGTCGTCCCATTGGTCGTGTGCGCGATGATCGCGCCTGACGACTTCCCCACTGAGGACCTGCTCGTTACGCTCTCAGCTGGTGATAAACGCCGGCTGCGTGACGAGGCCAGGAGACGTTCCATCTCCATGCGCCAGGTCGTCCGCCTCCTCATCCGCTCCCTCCCTGACCCGCCACCACCAGAGGATGCCTGATGCACGCCGCCGCCTACGCCTACGTCGAACGCACCCTCGCCACCCTCCCACCGCGCTGGCGGGTGTACGAAATCGGTGGCCGCAACGTCAACGGCTCCGTCCGCCCGCTCTTCTCCTCGACCACCGACTACTTCGCCGTCGACCTCGTCCCCGGACCCGGCGTCGATGTCGTCGCCGACGGCCGCTCCTACGTCCCGCCCTTCACCCCCGATACGATCGTCATGACCGAAGTCCTCGAACATTCCCCCCACGCCCACGACCTCTGCGCCCGCGCCTATCAGCTGCTCGCCGAGGGTGGCGTCCTGATCATCACCGCCGCCGGCCCCGGACGGCCGCCCCATTCCGCCCACGACGGTGGCCCGCTCCGCCAGCACGAGTTCTACGCCACCGTCTCCGCCCTCGACCTCGTCCTGTGGCTCTCCCTCTTCCCCGTCGTCGCGCTAGAATGGGACCGCACCGTCCAGGACATCCGCGCGCTCGCCGTGAAAGGACCAGGCTCCGATGACCACTGACGCTGAGTCCACCACCACCCCCGCGGCAACGATCGAGACCGATACCCCCACCGCTACCGATACCCCCGTCCTCCAGCAGTTCCATGACCCGGCGGGCCTCTGGATGTGGCGCCGTGAGGATGGCTCCACCTTCATCGCCCCAGGCCCCCCACCGGAGACACCGCCGGCCCCGGAGGAGTAGCGTCCCGTGCCGCGCCCAACCAAGTGGTCGCCCGCCCGCGAGAAGCAGATCATGGCGGCGCTTGGCATCGGCGCCACCCGCCGCCTCGCCGCCCTCGGCTCCGGCATCTCGCAGGACACCTTCGAAACCTGGTGCAAAACCAAGCCGGGTTTTTCGGAGAAGGTCGAACGGGCCGAAGCCCAGGCCGCGGCCAGGTGGCTCGGCATGGTCGAGAAGGCCGCCGCCCAGGGCACCTGGCCCGCCGCCGTCTGGTTGCTCGAACACCGCCACGCCGCCGACTACGGCCGCCAGGCGCTCGAAATCAAACACTCCGGTGCCATCACCTTCTCGCTCGACCTCGGAGCTGCCCGTGTCCACGACGACGACGCCGGCCCCGACCTCCTGGACCTACCAGCGGCCCCCGCTCTACCACCGCCAACAAACGGCGCTCTTCACTGACGCCCGCTACGCCATTTGTGAAGCGACCACCAAGTCAGGAAAAACCGTGGCCTGTATGGCCTGGCTGATGGAGCAGGCCGTCCAGGGCACGCCTGGCCAGAACTTCTGGTGGATTGCCCCGACCTACTCGCAGGCGCGCATCCCCTTCCGCCGCATCAAGCGCGGCCTGCCGCCGGCGGTGTATGTCGCCAATGAGTCCGAGCTCACCCTCACCCTGGCAAACGGCACCGTGCTCTGGTTCAAGGGCGGCGACAACCCGGACGCGCTCTACGGCGAAGATGTCTACGCCGCCGTCATCGACGAGGGCTCGCGCGTCAAGGAGGAGACCTTCCACGCCGTCCGTACCACCCTCACCGCCACCCGCGGGCCGCTGCGCATCATTGGCAACGTCAAGGGCCGCCGCAATTGGTTCTATGCCCTCGCCCGCCGCGCCGAATCCGGCGAGCCCGACATGGCCTACGCGCGCATCACCGCCCATGATGCCGTCGCCGCCGGCGTGCTCGATGCCGCCGAGGTCGAGGATGCCCGCCGCGTGCTGCCCGACCACGTCTTCCGCGAGCTGTACCTCGCCGAGGCGTCCGACGACGGCGGCAATCCCTTTGGCCTGGACGCCATCGCCGCGTGTGTCGCTCCGCTCTCACCGGACGAGCCGAGCGTCTTCGGCATTGACCTTGCCAAGTCCGTCGACTGGACCGTCGCCATCGGCCTCGATGCCGAAGGCACAACCGCCAGACTGGAACGATTCCAGCGGCCCTGGCAGCAGACCGTGACGGACATCCATGCCATCTGTGGGCGCACGCCAGCGCTGGTCGATTCCACCGGCGTCGGCGACCCGATCGTCGAGGCGCTGCAGTCGCTTGGCTGGAACCAGTACGAGGGCTTCCACTTCTCGCCGTCGTCCAAGCAACAACTGATGGAGGGCCTGGCGCTCGCCATCGGCCGGCGCGAGGTCGCGTTCCCGGACGGCGTCATCCGGTTGGAGTTGGAGGCGTTCGAGTACGTCTATACGCGAACCGGCGTCCGCTACGAGGCGCCGCCGGGGATGCACGACGACTGTGTGATGGCGCTCGCCTTAGCCGTCCGCCACCGCGCCGCCGTTCCGTCGCAAGGTGTCTGGTAGCGCGACGGTGCCGCCCCATCCGCTCGGTATTTCTGCTGTTTTCTGCGGTGTTTGTTCTGTCACGGTAGACCTCGATGGAGGTGCTCACCGTGCGCAGAGTGTTTGTGGACCTACCGCAACCGGCGATCGACGCGCTCGTCCGACTTGCTGAACGCGAGTTTCGCGCGCCGAAGGACCAGGCTGCCCTGATGCTCGTGGAGGCGCTGAACCGCGCGGGCGTCCTGGCGCCGGATGCGGCGGCGGGGCCATCTGGTAAACCCGATTGACGTGTGTGCTACACTGCCGCCGACATCCGTAGGCATCCTACCGACCACATGAGCGGCAGCACCGGGCCTCTCGCGTGGCAGCGATTCTGACGACGGCCTCTCCCCCTCTCCCCGCCGTCGGTCCGCTGCCTGGAGACCCGGTGCATGGCCGTCCCGTTCTGGCCCTTCCGCCGCACCGCATCGTCTGGGTCTGAGGTCGTCGCCTCGATCCTGCTCGGCGCCGGCACCGCCGGCCTGCCCGAATCGCCCGCCGATAACCTCGAAGCCTTCGCCCGCGAAGCCTACGGCCGCCTCCCACTCGTCTATGCCTGCGTTCAGGAGAAGGCAACGAGCGCCGCTGAGGCCCGCCTCGTAGTCCGCGATACCCTCGGCGACGAAGTCACCACCGGCACCCTTGCCGAGACCCTGCGCCGGCCAAACCCGTGGATGGATCAGTTCGAGTTCCTCGAAGCGGTCAACATCTACCTCGACATCGCTGGCATTACCTACGTCTACAAGGCGCGTGGGCAGGCCGGCCAGGTGGTGGCGTGGCTCGTCCTGCGCCCCGAACGCCTTGAGGTCGTCCCCGGCGCGATGGGACCGCAGGCGTACGTCTATACCGTCAACGGCCAGGAGTACGTCATCCCGGCGGCCGACATCGGAGTCGTCAAAGAGTTCAACCCCGCCGACGACTACCACGGCCTCAGCCGCATCCACGTCCTGGCGCGCTCACTGCTCGTGACGAAGTCGCTGACCGAGTTCGTCGCCGCTTTCTTTCAGAACGCCGCCATCCCCTCCGGCCTGCTCAAGGTGAAGCGCAAGCTCGCCTCCCAGGACGAAGCCGACCGCATCCGCTCGTCGTTCATGAGTCGCTTCAGCGGTGCGCGCAACTGGCACCGCATCCCGGTGCTCGACGAAGACGCCGACTACCAGAAGGTGGCGTCCGACCTCAAAGACCTCGCGATCAAAGACATCATCATGCCGAACGAGGCCGAGGTCTGCGAGGTGTTCGGCGTGCCACCCGTGCTCGTGGGCGCCTCCGTCGGCCTCGCCCACTCCACCTACGCCAACTATGCCGAGGCGCGGCAGTCGTTCTGGGAAGAGACGCTCTTGCCGCGCAACCGCCGCATCATCGGTGCGCTGTCGCGCATGTTCGCCGCCGACTACGACGAGCTGCAGGGCGACGGCACACTCGAGTGGGACTACTCCGAGGTGAAGGCGCTCGGCGAGAACGAAGACGCGAAGTCGACGCGCGTGGTCGAGCAGTTCAAGGCCGGTCTCATCTCCCGCGACGAGGCGCGCGATGCCCTGGGGATGGACCCGCTCGGCGGTGACGCGGGCGACGTCTACTACCTCGCAACCGGCGTGCTGCTGGTGTCGGCGGAGGGGACGCCGCTCGGCGCCAGTGCCACGCCGCCCTCGCTCCCGAATGCCCCGCAATCGCCACCAGAGGCCGCTGAGGGTACGGACACCGGTGCGGTGGTGGAATCCGTCGCCGGGGCCTCACGCGCGCCCTATCGCGCGTTCGCGGCCGATGATAGCCGGACGATACCTACGGCACTCGCCGCCGCGGTCGAGGACCTGCAGCGCCAGTTGGCCGCGGCGTTTACGGCGGAGGGCGAGGCGTTCCTCCGGCATTTGCGCTCCCGCCGCGATGCCCTCACCGAAAGCTCGTGGGAAGAACTCCTCCGGCTCGCCCAGGCCGAGGTCGAGGCGCTCTACAGCCAGGCGCTTACCGATGCGGCCCCCGCCGCCCTTGAGCGTGGCTGGACGGATGCGGGCCGCGGTCTCACCGCCGCGCTGCCCGCCTTCGGCCGCACCACGCCGGCCGTGGTCGGGTTCCTCGCGAACTACGCCGCCGACCGCGTCGCCGGTATCCAGCAAACCACCCGCGACCGCTTGCGTACCCTGCTCGCCGATGCCTCAGCTTCGGGGTGGGACTACGGGCGCACGGCCCGCGCCATCACCGCCGCTTTCGACGGCTTCGCCGGCCGTGCCACCCAGGAGCACCTGCGCAACCGGGCCGAGCTGATCGCGGTGCATGAGATCGGCACGGCCTACGAGGTGGGCAAGAGCGCCGTTGCCGCCGAATTGCGCGGCTCGGGCATCGATATCGAGAAGTCGTGGGTGACGGTGAACGACGACCGCGTCTCCGCCCACTGCCGCGACAACGCGGCCCAGGGCTGGATTCCCGACACGCAGATGTTCCCATCCGGGCAGATGCACGCGCCGGCCCATCCCGCCTGCCGCTGCGCCACCGTCCGCCGCGTCGCGACGAAGGGCCGTCTCACGCTCCGGTTCCCCAACGGCGATCTCGAGGTCGACCTGCTCGAAGAGAGTTCTGGGCCACTCCCGGCGTACCTCGCTGAAATCTTCGCGGAGGCGAAGCGATGACGCTCCCAACGCTGATCCGCAAGACGAGTCCGATTGAGATCAAGGCGATCTCCGAGGCCGAGGGCATTGTCACCGCCTACGTCAACTCGCTGGAGGTCGTCGACCACGACCAGGAGGTGCTGGCCTCTGGTGCCTTCGACCAGAGCATCAAGGCGTCGTTGCCGGCGGTGGCGTGGATGCACGACCCGCGCACGATCGTCGGCGGCGTCACGGCGGCGCGTGAGGACCGGCGGCGGTTGCTGGCAACGATGCAGTTTGACCTGGACACCGAGCCAGGTGCCTACGCCTTCAAGATGGTCGCGCGCGGCCGGGTGAAAGAGTGGTCGGTCGGCTTCTACGCAACCGACTGGAAGATGGAGGAGCGCGACGGCAAGTCGGTGCGCGTGATCAATGCGGTCGAGTGGGTCGAGGTGTCGCCCGTGCTGAAGGGCGCCTCGCCCAACACCGCCACCGCCGCGGTCAAGCACGTCGTCGACGCGCCCCCGGAGGTGTGCGAGGCGTGCGGCGTGGCCTACGACCTCGACATCGGCGACGCGAACTGTCCGGCCGAGCGCGGCGTGCATGTCTGGGTCGAGCTCGCGACCTGGACCGCGGCCTTTATCAACGACCTGCCGGATAACGCCTTCGCCGTCGTCCTGCCCGGTGGCGAGAAGGACGCGGACGGGAAAACCACGCCCCGCAGTCTGCGCAAACTCCCCCACCACGGCCAGGGCGGCGGCATTGACCTCCCCCACCTGCGCAATGCGCTCGCCCGGCTGCCGCAGGCCGACCTCTCGGACGCCGCCCGCGCCACCGCGCAGCGCCACCTGAACGGTCACGCCACATCCGAGGGTGTCGGGGACGCGGCGAAGGGGCCCGACCTGTACGCCGAGGGCCTGCGCGAGTTGTTCCTGGCCCACCGCGCCCACCTGCAGGGCGAACTCGGCATCGACCTGCCGGAGTTGGTTCCGAAGGCCGGGGCGCGTAATGCCGCCGCCGACCTCAAACGCCTCCAGGCGATGCACGACATGGCGGTGGAATTGGGGGCGTCGTGTATGAGCGAGTGAGCGACCGCCGAACCCGAGCCGAAAGCTTCCGACACCAGGAGGGACCGACACCATGAGCATTGCCCAGATCAGCCGGCTGAAGGACGACGCCAAGCGGTCATCGACGCTCGCCGATGAAGCCTTTGCCGCCGGCGACTACAAGAAGGCGACCGCCCTGATGGAAGAGGCGAACATCTGGGGCAAAGAGGCGCACGAACTCCAGGTGCAGGCCGATACGTTCAAGCGGCTGCGCGGCGACTTCAACGCGATGGTTAATTCCGTGCCGCTGACCGAGCTCGAGGCGAAGGCCTACGACAAGACCGACACGACGGCGAAGTTCGATGCGAACTACCGCCCCGCCGGCTGGGTCAAGTCGATTGATGGCCGCCCGCTCTCCGCCGCGATTCAGCCGGCCTGGGTGCGCGACCAGATGGGCGACAACCATAAGCGCGACGCCCACTTCTACAAGGACACCTGGCAAGGGTGGTTCCGCGCCCGCAACCAGAACGCCTGGCTCGCCGACGCCTCTGCTGAGCAGCGCAAGGCGATGCAAGAAAACACCGATGTCGAGGGCGGGTTCTTTGTCCCGGAGGACTACCGCACGATCGTCCTGCACGACCCCGGCGCTGTAGGCGGCGTGCACCGACCGCTCTGCACGGTCGTCACCACCAGCCTCAAGGACGGCTACTTCCCGACGATCGGGTCGGTGCTGTGGCAGGCGATCGCCGAGGAAGGCCCCTTCCCGGACAATACGCCGGCCGTGGGCCAGGTGCCGTTCAACGTCGCCAAGTCCGGCGGCAAGGTCGATATCTCGGCCGAATTGCTGGAGGACGCCGCCACGAATCTGCCGGCGCTGCTGGCCCAGATATTCAACGAGGCGCGCGGGCGGTACGAGGACACGAAGATCATCGCCGGCTCCGGCACGGGCGAGCCGCAAGGTCTCCGCACCGCGCTTGGCGCCGGCCAGACCGTGACGCTCGCCGGCGCGACCGCGATCGTGGCCGCCGACGTCACGAAAATCTATTGGTCCCTGCCGGCTCAGTTCCGCCGCTCACCGGGCGTGGCGTGGTCGCTCACCTCGGCGCTGATGGCGCAGATCGAAAACATCGGCTCAACCAGTCCCGGCGTCCACTTCATCGGGCAGACGGGCACCGAGCCGAATAACCCCGGCGCCCCGATGGACACGCTGCGCGGCCGGCGGGTGGTCACGTACGACGATGTCGGTTGGGACGATGCCACCGCGATCGCGACCACCGAGGTGATCGGGGCGATCGGCGACTTCAAGCAGTATTACCTGATCGACCGGATCGGCATGTCGCTGCGCCGCGACGACTCGATTGCCTCGGCCAACGACCAGGTGCGGTTCTATGCGCGCAGTCGCTTTGATGGGCGCGTCGGGCTGGTCAACGCCTTCCGCTTGATCAAGGCGGCGTAAGGGGACGGCGATGGCAGCGGAGACCGTCGAGGCCCTGTGTCTCGTGACGCGCATGATTGGAGATGACCGCTATATGGCTGGGACTGTCTACACGCTGTCGCGTGAGCGGGTCGCGCGCTACCCGGATGCCTTCCGGGTGCGCGCTGCCGCACCACCCACCGAGCCGGAGGTGGAGGAGGAACCACCCGTCGAGGCGGAACCGGAGCCCGAACCCGAACCCGAACCGGCGGAGCAGCCGGAACTGCCGCTGGAACCCGAACCGGAAGCACGGAAGCAGCGCGGGCGCGCACCCAACAAGATGCGCGCCCGCGCCCCGACGAAGTGAGGCGGCCGTGGTCCTGTCGTTCCTCACCGACCCGGATTTCCAGGGCTTCTGCTCGGCCGTTGTCGCCCTCGGCGTCGCGGTGATTGCCGTGTTGATGGTCGTACGGAGGGCGTAGGCGATGGCCGCACTTGCGCAGGCACAGGTGACGCTCCTCCACCGCCGTGGCGACGGCGGGATGCGTGCGGCGCTCTACGGACTGAGCGCCGTCACCGCCGGCGACACGCTCGACCTCGCCGCCGACTTCCGTGCCGTCACGGGTGCCTACTTCGTGCCGCTCACGGGGGGTGCTCCGCAGGAGGTTCCGGCCGCGGGGACCGTGCTCACCGTTGACGCCGGCCCGCTGGATGCTGCCGGCTACCTCTTCGTGGTGGGAGCGACGGCATGACGGTTGAAGAGATGCGGGTGCTCACCGGCGACCTGCCCCGCTACGAGGAGGTGACATTCGAGGGCGACGGCGTCCGCACGACGTTTCAGACGCCGAACGCGCCGCTCGTTGAAGGGTCGGTGTCGGTCACGGTCGACGGTGCCCCCGTCGTGCTCGATGTCGCCTACGCGGTCCGCTACGGTCACGGGCTGCTGATCTTTGAGCAGGCACCAGACGATGGCGCGGCGATCGTGGCGGAGGTGGAGCACGTGCTCGTGAGCGACCGCGACTACGAGATCGTTCGGAGCCTTGATACGGATATCCGCTATGCGGCGGCGCTGATGCTCGACCGGATTGCCTCCGACCAGGCCCTCCTGATCAAGGTCGCGCGCCTGCCGGACGGGACGCAATTGGACGGCACGAAACTGGCCACCGAACTGCGCGAGCGGGCCGAGGCGCTGCGGAAGCGGTCGTACCGGGAGCTCGCATTTTAATGGCGCGTTCCCTCACCGACCCCCGACTCTTCCGCCGTGCCTTTGCGCTATATTGGTTTCCCGACACGGTCTCCTTGTTTGCTCCCGCGGCTGCGGCCGTGCTGCCCTCGGGCGGCACCGCGCGTGGCGCCGTCACGGAAACCCGTGGCGTCCGCTGCCGCTTAACCGCGACCGCCGTGCAGGCGCTCACGCGACTGTTCGGGCAACAGGTGACGGTGGGTCGAGACTGGCTGTTGCTCCTGCCCTACGGTGCGCGGGTGGTGCCGGGGTGGAGCGTTGAGGGCAAGGGGCGGGCGTTCACGGTGATTGCGGTGACGGCGTACGCAACCGACCAGCTAACCGTGGCGGCGCTGCTCCGCGAACAGACGGTGGTGGGCTGAGATGCCGATGTCGTACGAGGGCGACCGCTTGCGCGCCTACATCGCCGCCCTTCCGGCGAAGGCCGATGCACTGGCGGCGAAGGTTGCGCTGCTGGTGCAGGAGATTGCCGTCCGGCTCGCACCGAAGCGGACCGGGAATCTGGCGCGCAGTATCAGTGCGGTGCGGGAGGCGGCCGGCCGCTGGCTGGTGTTCGTGAGCGTCGTCTACGGCATCTATGTCGAGTTCGGAACGAGCCGCATGTCCGCCCGCCCCTATTTCATCCCCGCCTTCTATGAGGCCGGCCGGCAGGTCGGCGCCCTGGCCAAGGAGGCGTTTGCCTGATGGCACTGCCGGACCTGAACGCGCTGAAGGTCGCCTTTCGCGGCAAGCTCGTCGCCGACGCCACGCTGATGACGCTGGTGGGCGGCGTGTGGAACGGTGTGCTACCGGCCCAGGTCGACTGGGCCCTGCCCCAGTTTGAGTACGGCGTCCAGGCTGATCCGGTTGATGAGGCGAACGGCTACGGCGAGGAGGGCCGGCGGGTGGTCCTGCGCCTGATGGCATTCGAACGTGGCTATGCCGGAGGCGTGGGCGCCTATGACCGCTGTTACGCGGCACTCAACCGCGCGCACGCGGTCCTGGGCAACGCACTCAGCGTGAGCGGCCAGAGCGTGTGGTCGGTGCGGTGGGTCGGGGGCGTTCCGGAGGCGTCGCCACCGGATGTCGATGACGAGACACGGCCCAGGCTACAGGTCGGAGCGATGTATGAGTGCCGAACCGTCTAACGAGGCGTGGCTGGCTGTGTGGCAGCGGTGGATGTCGTCCCCTCGGCCGGAGTGGTCAGACGCCCTGCGGGAGGCCGTGGCCGCACCGCGGTGTGTTCTGTGCGGCCACGTCTATCTCCGCTCCCACCCGTGGCATCGTGGCGGCGACGACGGCGTCTGTACGGGCGGCTGCCCCGCCTGTCGGCGGCCGGTGGGTGGCCCACCGCTTCGTCGTGGAGGCGATGCATGAGTGCCGCACGGTCGAACGGCTCCGCGCCCGTGATCGCGCTCTGTATGCCCACGCGCGGCGTCGGGCATCTGCGTTCCGTCTTCTCGGCGCTCGCCGAACTCACCCGCAGTGGCTATCCGTACGTCCTCGCCCCGGCGATCGGCTACCCACTGCCCGACGCGAACAACGTCGCCGCGGCACTCGCGCTCTCCGACCCAGGCGTTACCCATCTCTGGTTCGTCGAGGACGACAACCTCGTCGGCCAGGGCGTGCTCACCGACCTGCTCGCGCTTTCCGCGCCGGTCGCCGCGGCACCCTACCTGCTGCGCAACGGCCTCTCGTCGGTGATGCGCGCCGAGGATGGGTCGGCGGTCCTCTGCGGCTTCGGCTGCACCCTCATCCGCCGCGACGTGTTCGACGTGCTCCCCCATCCGCCGTTCTCGGTCGGACCACTGCGGCTCGTCTATGACGGCGGCTGGAAAGAGACGACCGTGCCGGAGCACGCCGGCGGGCATGACCAACGCTTCTGTCGCGACGTGCGCGCCGCCGGTCTGTCGATCGCGCTGCTCGAGGACGGCCGGGTCGGGCATCTCGAACTCACGAAGGCGGGTGGGCGCGCGAACGACGGAGCCGACGAGATCATCTGTCACGGCGGGTCGACGGCGCTGCCGTACTACCCGGTGCGACCGGACCGAAAGGAGCGCGACATGGCGGAGGAATGGTGGAAGGCACCGAGCGGTCAGACGGTGCTGGGACTTGACCCGGAGCAGGGTGCGGACACGGCGTTCTACGAGCGCAACGGCTGGGTCAAGGTCAAGAAGGCGGACGCGACGCCGATCCTCAAGGCGCAGCAGGAACGCGACGCGGCCCAACTCGCGGCGACGCTCGCTGACGCCGGGATCGACCCGGAGCCAAGCGCCTAGAGAACATGCCGCCACTTGGTGTGGAGAATGACGCGGTTGATGAGGCTTTGAGAGACATGCCACTCACGGGCAAGGGTTGCCTGGGTGACGCCTCCGGCAGCATAGCGGGAGCGGATGACGCGCACGGCGTCATCGGTCAGGACGGCACTGTGGCGGCGTGTGCCGTACTCCGCCCGGTTCTTGCGGGCGGCATCGGCCATGTTCTCAGCCTGCCGGCCGAGGAAGAGATGGTCGGGTCGCACACACGGCGGATTGTCGCAGTGATGCAAGACCCAGACGCCGTCCGGGATGGAGCCATGCGCCAACTCATACGCGACCCGGTGAGCGCGCAGCGGTTTGCGTGCTGCCTGAAGCACACCATAGCCATGGCGGTTTCGCTTTCCCCGCCACGTCCAGCAGGCATCGGTGCCGGCACCGCGATCAACCTTCGCCCAGAAGCCGTCCACCGTGAATGGCCGCTCATATGGTGGCCGTCCGCGCCGCACAACGCCGGCGCAGGTACGAGAACAAAACCGCGGCGACTGCCACGCCGGTCGTTCGAACGGCGTGCCGCAGACCAGGCAGATGTGGGATGTCATGCGGGGCCCTCCCGCGGCAGTATACCACAGATAATAGCCATGCTACTTCTGTGAGGAGGTCATACGGTGGCGAAATTCTCTGCTGGCTTGACAATGGTGATCTCCTGGACGCCGTCTGGTTCGACGGTCGTCACGACGATCGGCGCGCAGGGCCGCGACCTCAGCTTGAACGCGAGCGTTGACGACGCGGACGCCTCCGGCTACGGCGACGCCAATCACGTCTACGTGGTGACGCTGGCGGATGCCGAGCTCAGTTTTGAGCTCCTCCTCGACGACACGACGCTCACCGTCGAGGATCTGTTTATCCCCGGCGCACGCGGCACGCTGATCTTCTCGCCGGCCGGGGTCACGGCGGGCAAACGCAAGGTGACGTTTCCAGGCTTCGTCAGTCAGGCAAACGACGATTTCCCCTATACCGATGTCGCGATCCGCGCGATCACGATGAAGCCAACCGGCACGATCGTGCGCGGCGTCAACCCGTAAGGAGGGATGAGCGATGGCGAAGTTCTCCGCCGGACTTTTAATGGTGATCGAGTGGACGCCGACCGGCGGCACGACGTTCTCGACGATCGGCGCGCAGGGCCGGGACTTGAGTCTGAACGCCTCCGTCGACGACGCCGACGCAAGCGGCTACGGCGACGCGAACCATGTGTACGTGGTGACGCTCGCTGATGCCGAACTCAGCTTTGAGGTCGTGCTCGACGACACGTCGCTCACGGTTGAAGACCTGTTCATACCGGGCGCGCGCGGGACGCTCGTCTACTATCCGGCCGGCAAGGTGCCGCTCAAGCGGCGCGTGACGTTTCCAGGCTTCGTCAGTCAGGCAAACGACGATTACCCGTATACGGATGTGGCCGTGCGCGCCGTGACGATGAAACCGACGGGCACGATCCTGCGCGCGACCGTTCCGTAGGGTGGCGCATATACTCGGCCTGCGTCCGGGCGGGGTTGGTGCTCCGGTGTCACCGGCCCCGTCCGGCGTAGACCGTGGAGGACACCGGATGGCGAGCGCAAACGGCTATCTCTCGCTCGACGCACTCCGTGCGCTGCCGCGCCTCGAGCTCGACGTCGACCTCGACGGCGTCGGACGGATGCGCGTCCAGGCGCTCACGCAGAACGACCTGCGCGAGATCGCGGCGGACTGCCGGATGGCCGGCGGCGAGACGGACTACAACCTGTATCGGCAGCAGATGATCGCGCGCTGTCTGGTTGAGCCGGACCTCCGGTCGGTCTGGCTCGATGACCCGGCCCAGGCGATCGCGGTCGTCGCGGCGATGCATCCGTACATCACGACGGCGCTCGACGAGGCGATCAATAAGCTGACCTTCCTCGAACCGGCCGAGGCGTTCCGCGCGCTTTTCGGCGCAGCCGCCTCGACGCCGGACGCGGCGGCTACACGCTCTACCAGTTCCAACTCGCCCGCGCCTGCGGCCTCCCGCACCCGCGATTCCTCGACGCCGTCATGAGTCCGGCGGAGTTCAGCGAGGCAAACGCCTACGACCGCTGGGTCGCGCGGGAGACGGAGACGGCGACGCGACGCGGCAGTCGCAGCCGGCGGTAAAGGATTCGGCGCATGACCCAGGACGTTGCCTCGTTACGCGGGTCGGTCACGTTCGATACGAGCGCGGCGACGGCGTCACTGCGCCAATGGGACTCGGCGCTGGCGGCGTCGGCGAGTAAGGCGGACGCGGCGACCTCCTCGACGGCGAAGTCCGCGACCTCGATGGGCTCCGCCTTTTCCGGGGCGGCGAAGTCGGCGCTCTCGTTCGGCGTCGGCATGGCCGGGGTCTCGTCGGCCCAGCAGGCGCTCACCACCGCGATCGCCGGAACGATCGGCAAGGCGATGGAGTTCCAGTCGACGCTCGCCGCGATCGGCGCGTCGACGAACGCGACGAAGGCGCAGATGGCGGCGATGCGCGAGGAGGCGCTCCGGATCGGCGCCGATACGAGTAAGAGCGCGTCCGAGGCGGCGGCGGCGATGGGCGAACTGGCCCGCTCCGGCATCTCGGTCGAGGACGTGGTCGGCGGCGTGGCGCGGACGGTCGTCCAGTTGTCGGAGGCGACCGGTTCGTCCGTCTCGAACATGGCGACGCTGATCTCCGATAGCTTGAACGTCTTCAAGCTCGGCGCCGGCGATGCGGCCGGAACCGCCGACACGCTGGCGAAGGCGGCGAACGCATCGAGCATCGACATCGATCAGATGGCGCGGTCGATGTCGGCGGGCGGCCTGGCGGCCGCCTCAGCCGGACTCTCGGTCGACGAGTTCGCGACGGCGGTCGGTCTCCTCGGCAACGCCGGACTGAAGGCGTCCGACGCCGGCACCTCGCTGAAGGCATTCATCTCCGGCCTGACGCCGTCGAGCAAAGAGGCGAAGGCGGCGATGGACCAGTTAGGGTTCTCGGCCTTCGACGCGGCCGGGAAGTTCCTGCCGTTCCCGCAGATCCTGCAGAACCTGTCAGCGGCGTTCGCCGGCCTCACGCAAGAGCAGCGCGTGACGACCGCCGAGCTCCTGTTCGGTTCGGATGGCATCCGTGCCTTTACGGCGTTGATGGACGCGCAGACGAAGTCGGTCATGACCGGGACGACCGGCTGGCAGGACTTCCAGACGCAGATGTCGGCGGCGAACGGCGTCGCGGAAATGAGCGCGGCGCGGCAGGAGACGCTCGCCGGCAAGATGGACGCGCTCTCCGGGAGTATCGAGACGCTCGGGATCAAGATCGGCGAGCAAGCGCTGCCGCAGTTAGCGCTGCTCGTTGACGCGCTGAATAAGCTGTCGCAGGCGCTCGACACGAAGCCGGTCCAGGCGTTCCTCGCGAACTTCACGTCGCAGTGGTTCGCGCCGCTGATCCTCGGCGCGGCGGCGCTGGAGAAGGTGAAGGACGGCGTCGATCACGTCCGCGACTCGATGCGCGACGCGACCCCGGCCCAGGAGGCGGCGGCGGCCTCGTTCGTGAAGTTCAACGGCGCGACGAACGAAATCAGCGGTGCGCTCGGTGAAGTCTCGACGGCGGCGCGCGGCGCGGGGCAGGCGTTGGAAACGGCGGCGCGGCCGGCGCAACCGTTCGCGGCGGCACTGGCGGCGGTCGAGAAGGCGGCGAAGGACGGCAAGTCGTCGCTTGAGGCGATGGGCAAGGCGATCGACGACCTGGCGGGTCAGGGGACGGCGGCGGAGCAGGTGTGGGACCGGCAGGGCAAGTCGCTTGACGCGATCGCCAAGAACGCGAAGGCGGCGACGACCGAACTGAACCCGGCCCAGGTCAAGGACTGGACGTACGCCGCGCGTGAATTCGCCGATCAGACCGGCATGAGCGCCGACGAACTGAAGCGGCTTGACGGTTCGCTGCGGCTGGTCGAGAAGGGCGGACCGGCGGCCCAGCAAGGGCTGAAGCAGATCGACGACCTGCTCAAGCCGCATCAAGAGCGCGTAAGTTCGATGACCGCCGCCTACCGATCGACGGCGGAGGCGCAGGCGGCACTGGCGAAGGAGCAACTTGGTCTCGGCGGGTCGATGGCCGACCTCAAGCAAGCCGTCGTCGATATGACCGCGACCTTTCTCGCGTCGATGCGGCAGTTACCGCCGAACATCGCGACGATCTCGGCCGAGGTGCGTGCCTCGATCTATCAGATGTTGCCGCCCGACCTCTACCAGAAGGCGCTCGAACTCGGCATGGGCTTCTCGGCCGGTCTCGCGGCCGGTATCCGCGCGAACGGCGATGGCGTCGCGGCGGCGGCGCGCGACGTTGCGGCCTCGGCGTCGGGGGCGGCGTCCCAGATGTTGCAGACGCAGTCGCCATCGAAGGTCGCGATGGCGATCGGCCGCGACTGGACCGAGGGTCTCGCGATCGGTATCAGTTCTGGCGAACGCGAGGCGCTGGCGGCGGTCTCGCGCCTCACGCTCCATATCGAGCAGTTGCAGGACCAATTGCGCTACGCCGAACCGTTCTCGGCGCACGCGGCGGCTATAGAGCAGCAGATCACGATCTACGAGGCGTGGAAGGGCAAGATCGAGGGCGTGCTCAAGGTGCATGAGCTCGAACTCCAGATGATCGAGGCGAACACGTCCGCACTGGACAAGTTCAACCAGGAACGGGCGAAGGCGACCGCCGCGGCGGACCTGCGAAGGCTCGTCGGCGCGGGTGCGGCGGACGCGATCACCGCTGCCGGCACGGCGGTCGCGACCGGCGACCGCGGCGACATCCAGGCCGCACTGCGGGCCTGGGACACGTTCGTCGAGACGCTCAGGACGCGCGGTGTCGCCGACTTCGCCGCGATTGGCGAGGCCGGACGCGACGCGATCGCCGAGGCGCTGGCCGCAACCACGCCGGAAGAGGCGCAGGCGGCGCTCGCCGGGTTAACGACGCTCACCGCGCCGCTGGAGACGGCGTTGCGCGAGGCGGCGACGCTCTCGGCCTCGACCTATAACCAGGCGTACGCGGCGGCGGTCGCGGACGAGGCGACGCGGCAGCGCGTCGGCGAGAAGGGGATGGCACTGGTCCGCGCCGTGACGGAGGCGGTGACGAACGGGTCGCCGCAGACGATCGCGGCGCTGGCGACGGCCCAGGTCGCGTACGAGGCGGAACTGACCAAGCTGCCGACCTTTATCGGCGGACCGCTGCGCGCGCAGGTTCAGGCGGCGATGCAAGCCGTGGCGGCATCACCAAACGACCCGGAAGTGGTGGCCGAGCGTGACGCGGCGCTGGCCGCCTCGAACGCGGCGCTTCAGGTGATCCCGGCGAACTTCGACGCGCTCGCGCCGCAGGTTCAGGCGTCGGTCCTGCGCATGTGGGAGGCGGTCCAGGCCGGGTCGATTACGGGCGAGGAGGCGGCGCGGCGGGTCGCCGGGGTGACGGCGATCATCGGCGACGACTTCGACCGCTTGCCGTCGCGTGTGCAGGCATCGCTGGCGACCCTCGCCTCGGCGGTCGAGAACGGGCTGCTCGATACGCGCGAGGCGGCGCGGCGGGGCGAGGCAGTCAGCGAGATCATCGGCAAGGACTTCAACCGGCTGCCGCCGATCGTCCGCGCGGCGCTCTCGACGTTTGCGAACGCCGTCGAGAACGGCATGATGTCGGCGGCGGAGGCGACCGAGCGCGCATCCGAGATCACGCGGTTCGCGCTGAAGGCGCTGGAGTCGGAGTTCCCGGAGGTGCGGCGGGCGGCGGAGGCGTATATCCAGTCGCTCGTCGAAGGCGGGCCGGTGAACTACGAGTTTGCCGACGGCCTCAAGACGGTCGAGGAGCAGGCGCGACTCACGGCGCGCGGACTCGCGGACGCGGCAGCGGAGGCGCAGCGCCTCGCGATCGCCCAGCGTGATGCGAATAACGCGGCCGCCAATTACCGCCCCCCCGCATCTGGTCCGCGCGGGACCGGCGGCGCGACCGCTGAAGGCGGCGGGTCGGAATTCCGTACGACCTCTGGTGCCCCCGCGTCCGGTGTCGAACCGGGCAACCCGTTCGGGATTGATAACTCCGGCCTGGTCGAGTCGCGCTCCGGCTGGTCGCTCGACATGCTCCCCTCGGCGCTGGTGAATTTCGGCATCAATGAGGGGTGGGTCCACGGCGGGCAGTGGTGGCTCCCCGGCGTCGGCTGGCAACCCGGCGGCTCGTTTACGGACGTGTTCAACAACGAGGTCGCCGCGGGCATGGTCATGATGCAGGGCGGCATGTCCGCGCTGTTTGACTACCAGCGGCGCCAGGCCGAGCACAACCAGCGGCTTGCCGATATGCAGCTGCAAATGAACGACCCGACCGGCCAACTCTGGAAGTTGACGATGGCGGCGCGGACGCTCGGCCGAGAGACGGACCCGACCGAGGAGACGAACCGGCTACTGGAGGAGATCCTGACCGAGCTACGGAATCAGCAGCAGCGGAATACGAGCGCGGCGGTGCCGGTCTCGACGGGCGGCGGCGGCGGCTATACGACCGGCGTGATCGACGGCACGATCCTCTCGACGCGAGGACTCTAACGCGATGGTCATGCTCCCGTCCTACACGGCGATTGATGCGATCAACCTCAACGACGCCGGCGCGTACGGGATGGTCACGCCGGTCGCCGCCCCGGTGCCGTATACGACCGCGCCGGCGTTCGGGCCGCGGCCGGAGGATACGTCGCTGTTTGAGGGCTGGAGCGGCGAGCCGCGCCGCGTACCGTTTCTCGTCCGGCGCGGACCGGGGGCGGCGGCAACCTCCGCGTGGGCCGCCGACGTGATGGAGGTGTTCAACCCGCTGCTCGGGATTCGGATGCTCAGAGGGTCGTGGGAGGGCGAGACGGTCGAGGCGCGTATCTTAATCACGGCGTTCGGGCCACAGACGATCGACCTGTTCGAGGGCGTCTTCGTGATGCTCGACCCGTTCTGGCGTTCGACGACGACGGTCTCCGGTATTACGACCTCGCCGATTACACCGGGCGGGAACGTCGCGGCGCTGCCGCAGGTAACGGTGACGGCGACCGGGACCGACCACCGGCTCTACGCGGTGACGGTGACGAACCCCTTGAGCTACGACCTCGGCAACTATCCGATCGTCGTCGGCGGCGGCACGATCGACGGCATCAACCACGGCACGATCGCGACGAACGGCGTGAGCGCAACCGCCGAGAGCAACTACGCCGTCTACGCGCCGGACCTGACCTCGATCCCGTTCTTTGTGCTGACGCCGAATCACGCCACCGCGACGCGGTTTTTCTTTCGCGGCGACCTTCCGGCGTCGTCCTCGGTCACCTTCCTGATCCTGATGGGCGCGAACGTCTCGAACGCGCTGCTGGCGGCGAACTTCGATACCGCCGGATGGGACGTCGGTCACGCGAGCATCGGCAACCATAAGTGGATCTGGCGCTCGACGCCGACGACGATCGGCTCGAAAGTCATCGGCGCGATGTTCCAGTTGTCGAAGAACCCGCGCGTGACCGGCGCATGGTTCCTGACGCGGATGGGCGAGGTCTACCCGTCGACCTCGTTTCGGTTCCGGCAGACGGCAACGCAGGCGTTCTTTGATTTCCAGGACGTGCAGGGCTACATCAACGACGCGGACGGCGTCGGACTCGTCACCCAGGCGCCGCTCGGCACGACGAACGCGCTCACCGGCCTGACGCTCACGACCAGTGGTGCCGCGCCGCCGCGGACGTTCCTCAAGTTCCTGCTGCACGGCGAGAATACGTGGCGCGATATTGCCGGGTCCGGCGCGTCCGGCGACGCCGACCTCGCGACCCAGCTCGCGGTCTACGGCGAACCGTCGAATACGCTGAGTGGGATTGGCACCCTCGAGGTATCGGGGACGCCGCAGGTCGTGTTTCAGACGGCGTCATTCCCGACGGTCGCGGTCGGCGCGGCGGTCACGATGCGGCGCTTGAACGGGCTGATCACGAACACGCTGACCGGCGACGCGATCAGCTTTACGGACGTCTGGGTGGACTCCGCGCACGCGGTCGTGCTGACGTTCCTCGACCCGCGCAGTATCGCGGTGAGTTCCGGTGGGACGTTGCTCGGCGAGCCGAAGCCGGTCTCGCGCGTCGGCGCGTTCCGCCTGCAGCCGAACGTGCCGAACACCTGGACGAATACGCTGGCGGCGACGGTCTCGTTTGCGTATGTACGAAGATTTGCTGCGTGAAAGGATCAGGTGACATGGGTCCAGGTCTTCCCACGCAGGAGCATCGAG